GAAAAAGGCACCGGCGACGGCAACTCGCCGTGGTGGGTCACGGCCGGGTTCGGCATTGTCGCCGTGGTACTGGCGGTGTTGCGGGTCTACGACTTCTACCGGCTCAAGCGCGACGAGGGGCGCGAGCGGCGCATCAAGCTCGACGCCACCGAGGCCCGCGAAACGAACGAACAGCAGAAGGAGGCGCGCCGGGACGCGGCCACCGAGGCGTGGGAGGTGGTGGACCGGCTCACCCGCGAAATCGAGGGGTGCGCGGAGAAAATCAAGGCCATTGAGGAGCGGGAGCGGCAGTGCATCGAGGACCGGGCGGTCCTGCGCATGGTCGCCGCGTGGGCCATGCGGCAGAAGAACCCGCCGCCCATCCCGCAGAGCGTACTCGCCCGGCTCAGTGACGGTAGCGCGACTCATCCGCCCGTCGAGGGAACGGGGACATGACGACGACGGTACTTCTGGCCATCTGGGACGTGCTCTACTTCGTCGTCGCGGCGGCGGTCCTCGTTCTCATCGTGAAGTCCTTCCGCCTCCACTGGCGCCTGGGGGAATTGAGCCGGCAGGCCCTGGAAAACCAGAAACTGGCCGCGGAGGACCGGCAGACGACCCGCGAACTGCTCGCGACCCTCAAAGCCTGGGTACTCACCCACGAAGAGAACGAGCAGCGCAAGGAGGAGCGGATCCAGGACACGCTCGCCAGCGTACCCGCCAAGGTCGTCGAGAAGCTCGAAACCAAGACCGCGAGCGAATCGGGAACCAAACTCCGCACCGTGCAACCGCCCGAGGGAGGGTGACATGAAACTCTGGCGCATCGCCCTGGCGGTCTGGCTCATTCTCTACGGCCTGCTCGCCATCACGAACGTGCGTTTCGAGATGCAGGGGTTTCTGATGGGCGTTCTGGCCGTCGCGGCCGCCGCGCTCCTTCTGTTCGACAAGTGAGGAACCGATGCGAGGCGTGCGCAATGCCCTGTTCGCTTTCCTGGCGGTGGTGGCGCTTTCGGGCGCGCCACTGGCACCGGTGGCCGACTCGCCCGCCCGCGCGCAGGAGCCGGCCCCCGCACCGGTCACACTGACGCTTTCGGGCGACAAGGTCGTCGGGCCGTACAAACTCGCGCGGTTCAGCGTGCAGGGTGTGCCGCCGGGATTCACCATACTGTGGGACGTTTATCCGACTAACGGCGGCATCGCCAACGTCGACGCGGCCACGCAAAAGTTGAAGTCCGTCTACGAGTTTGTCGGGCCGCCGGATTCCTACCGGGTCCGCGTCCGGGCCTTCAAGGGCGAAGAGGTGCTCGAAGCGTGGGCCTCCGTCGTCATCGGTACGCCGCCGGTTCCGCCCGCTCCTCCGACGCCGCCGGCACCCGTTCCGCCCGCGCCCGTGCCGGTCGACCAGTTCACCAAGGACGTTCAGGCGGCCTACGCGACGGAGACCGACCCCAGGCGCCAGGAGTACGCGCTCAAGCTCGCGGCCGTCTACCGAGCCGCGGCGGCCAAGGGCGGGGCGGTGGACGACCCCAACGTCAAGACGGTGGGCGACCTCGCCAGCGTCATGGTGAAGGCCTCGCGGAATTCGTCTCTGGGCCTGCCGGCCGACGTGATTCCGAGTGTCCGGGCCACCATCGCCAGGCGCCTCGACCAGCCCGCGAGTCTGGGCATCGACTCCGCGAAGGCCCTCGATCGGGAACTGGCCCGCAAGGAACTCCAGGCCGTGGCCGATGCGCTCACCGTCGCGGCCAACGTGAAGTAACCCTCCGTCGTCGTGCCTGCCTGCAGGCAGGCGACACTCCAAGAGAAACCCCATGGCTCCCGGACCTTTGGGCTGGATCCCTCCGAATCAGCGCACCGCCGCTCAGGCGAGCGCCCACGCCACCGCGATGGGCGTGACCGTCGCGCACGCGCTATTGGCCCCGACGTTCGCCCCGGGCCAGTTCGTCAAGCTCTACGACTTCTGGAAGGCCAAGGAGGTGGTCGACGAGGCCGGGCTCACCTTCAACCGCGTTCACCAGCTCACCGGCTCCTGTGTGTGGGCGGGCGGAACCAACGCGGTGTTCTCCTCGATCGCGGCGCAGCGGATGGCCTCGGACAACCCGATTCAGGCGTTTCTGCCCTTCACGCTCGGCAACTACGCCATGAGCCGGCACTACATGGGCGACGACGGCCGCGGCGAGGGCTCCCTGGGTTCCACGTTCGCCCGTTCGCTCACCAAGGACGGCCTGACGAAATGGGACCCCACGGTAACCGGCATCCCGCAGTTCAACCAGAAAGACGGCGTCGCGGTCGCCTCGTCCTCGGTGGAACTCAACTGGTCGAGTTACAACAACCCGCTTTTGCCGCCCGTGCTCACGGCCAGCGCCCCGCACACCTTCGGCTCGGCCACCCCGGCCACAAGCGCGCAGGACGTCAAGGCGCTCATCGCCAACGGCTACGGCGTGACCTTCGCGTGCAACAACTACATCGGTGGCGCGAAGGTCGAGGGTTCGGGCGCGGATGCCTGCCTCATCGGCTACTGGGACTCCTACGGGCCGCACCAGCAGTCGATTCACGCCTACTGGGAGCACCCGCAGTTCGGGCCGCTCTACTGGGCGCAGAACAACTGGCCGGGCAACACCTACCCCGCCGACCCCGCGGGCGGTCCGGTGTGCGGCTGTTGGGTCCGCGAGGCCAAGGTGGACTGGGCCATGAAGAACCTCGATTCGGAGGTGTTCGGCCTCTCCTCGCTCAACTGGTTCCCGGCCCAGCCCAAGGTGTTTACCTGGGCCATGATCTGACTCGCCCGACCCCCGCCGTCGTGCCTGCCTGCAGGCAGGCGACACTCCGCGGAAGAATCTCATGGGTTCCTTTGTCCTTCTGGCTGCTCTCTCGGGCGCGCCGCCCGCCGTTGTGGTGGTGGCTCCGGCCCCGCCCTACCAGACCGAGGCCCGGGCGGCGCTGGCGCTGGCCGTGGCGACGCACCGGCGCGGGGTGGTGGTCCAGATGGCACCCGCTCCGCTCGTTCGGCCCTACGCCGCGCCCGTGTGCGTGGGCGGGGTGTGCAGCGTTCCGCAAGCCAGTGCGCCTTTGGAGAATGGCTGGTACCCGGGCAAACTCCTGGGACGCCGGCGCTAAGACTAAGCCCCGGCCGGTCGCGCGTTGCGATGGCCGTGACTGTGAGAGGTCCGCGAGCCAAACGGCCGGGGCTTTTTGTGCTCGCCGGGCGGGTGCGGGTGGCCGAGGGAGAGGCGGCGGCGCATTCGCCCGGCGTTCTGAACTCTGAACTTTTACAAAAGGTGCAACATGGCGAAAGAGAGCCTCGAAGAGAAGATTCGCGCGGCCGCGAAGGAGGCCGGGCTGTCGGCCGCTCATGCGGAACTGGTGGCCGGCCACCCGGCGGTGGGCGGGTTGGGTGACGGGGTGCTCCTGGGTAAGTTCGTGGACTTCCTGAAACTCGTCCTGCCGCTCATCCTGCCGCTTCTGGAGCACGAGAGCGCCTGAAAACGAAACCCCCTGAGACGAAACGAGCGGCCCCGCTAGAACTCTAGCGGGGCCGCTTTGCGTGTGGCCGTGCGGAGCGTGTGAGTCAGGCGGCTTCGATGGCGCGGCAGAGGGCCAGAACGCGGATGAACTCGCAACACCAGTGCATGTACGGGTTATCCGAGTTGCGTTCTCGTTCCGGGTCGGTGTAAATCTCGGTCAGCCAACTGACCGCCGAGTCGGCGGCATCGAAGGCGCCCCGTTCTATTTCACGGCAGGCGTCCGTCGTATACGTACTGGAGTCGCGCCAAGGTTTCCCGTGAACCTGTCGCTCCGACCCGAAAACGCCGATGTGTTCCGCCGCCGCCCCGTACAGTGCCCCCTTCACCGCCCCCACGTCATCCGTGCCCATCTGTTCGCGGAGCCAGTCGAGCACCTCGTAGACGGGCGCGCCGCGGGAGAGCGCCTCCCAGGCGAAGCGGGCGGGTGTGGTGGTATCGGGTGTCGTGGTCATCTTCCACTCTCCGAAGGTAATCGACTTGCCACCCACGGTGGCCTTTCCCATTCGACCGTTATGCATGGTTGCTCTCCTCAGATGCCCGTGCCGTCCTCGAACTCCTCGCCCCACTCCTCCGGCTTGGGCCAGCGCACGGTGACGGTGCCGAGGTTGTAGTCCAGGGCGAACTTCGCCAGCTTCTTCATCCGCGTGTTCACGGGCAGCGCGTGCTCGTGGGGCCAGAACGTCCACAGCCAAAGTACCTGGCGCGGCGGGTTACGGGGACGGCGCGGCTTCTTCACGTCGGCCTCCCGAGTGCCCGGAGGAGTTTGCGCTTGTACTTCTGGCTCGCGGAGTACGCCTTGTGCTTCGGGCAGAGGCATTGCCCCGCGACGGGCGCTTCCTCGCAGTGGAAGCACCGCCCGCGCGCCCGGCGGTCGGCCCGACGCTTGCGCGCCTGTTTGGCCCCGTAGCGCAGGCACGGGCGGCACTGGGACTTGCCCGGCGCTCGCGGGGCGCGCTTGCAGTGCTGACAGGGGTCGGTCACGACGGGTTCTCCTTACGCAGCATCACCACCATTAACCGCCGCGCGAGCCATTCGCTCACGGTGCCGACGACGCCATTTCCGCAGAGGCGGTAGCGCGGCCCGTCGGAGAGCTCTTTCCCACCGGCGCGGTAGCGGGTCCACTGGTCGGGCCATCCCATGAGGCGCTCGCATTCCAGGGGCGTGAGTCTGCGAACGATGGGGCCAATCATCACGGCGGGGTATCCCTCGCCGGGTTTTCCTCCCCCGCAGTGACCTGCGGGGGGCGGGTCAACAAATCGCACCTCGCCGCGCTGGTTCTGCGCGAAGGCCACAATCGGCGTACCGCGCCCGGTTCCGTCCTCGCTGCATCCGTGGCCCGCTTTGCTTGTGAGCGCGTGCGTCACGCGCTCACCGGTCACGCAGACCGCCATTCCGTTGCCGTGGCCCCGCTGCGCCCGCCCCGTGAGCGTGTACGCCAATCCGTCGGCGCGGCCCTTGGGCGTACCGTCGGGTGCCTGGCACCCGACGGGCGCGAGTACGGCCTGCGCGCCGATGGTATCGAGCGTGTACGACACGCTCGATACGCGAACGCCGAGACTGTTCTGACCCTTGTTGTCCATGCCCGTTCGGGCGTCCTGAATCAGAACAAAGTTTTCTGTGTCGAAGTCCTGCCTTTGCCCTTTCGCGGTGAGCGCACCGTCTGCGGTGCGCTCACATTCGGCCCCGACGCCGTAGACGATGAGGTTCGTGTCGTCTTCTTGCCTTCGGCCGGGAGGGTTGACGCCACGGCCTCCAGAGCCGCGCGTAAGAGAGGCGGCAACTCCCGACCCCGCTTTTTTGCGCGGCGGAGTACGCCGGTGCACGCCTTCGGCGAGAGCGAGTATTTCGGCGGCGCGCTCGGCTCCAGCACGTCCGCGAGCGAACACGCCGAAAACCCGTCGGCGCTGCTGGGGGACTCCGAAGAACTGAGCATCAAAAGTTCGCCACCCACCATCAAACCCGAGGTCGGCCAGCTCCCGAAGGACCGCGAGGAAGTTTCGTCCCTCGTTGGCAGAGAGCAGTCCGGGAACATTTTCCCAAACAACGTACAGAGGTCGTAGTTCACGGATGACCCTCACCATTTCGTACCAGAGCGAGGAGCGCTCCCCGCCCTCGAAACCCGCCCGCTTGCCCGCCGTGCTCACGTCCTGACACGGGAACCCGCCGACCACGACATCCGCGTAAGGCACCTGCGCTGCGCCGAACTCGCGTACATCCTTGAATCGCGGCACGTCGGGCCAGTGCCGGGCGAGGACATCGCGGGCGGTCGCGTCGATCTCCACCTGAGCGAGGCAGCGAAACCCGGCCCGGTCAAAGCCCAGATCGAACCCGCCCGCGCCCGCGAAGAGAGAGACAAATGTCAGCGGCATGTCGGTCATGGGTTCTCCTAGGACGCCTGGCGCTCGTCGAACTCATCGGGCTCCTCGGCCGGCGGGGGCGGTAGCGCGAAGGCCGCCGGGCCGTAGACCGGTAGCACCGGGGGCCAGCCCCACTCGGCAAAGCACGGCCCGCAGTACAACTCGGTCTCGCTCTCGGGCGTCCGCCGGCTCACCCACCCGACCCGCGCCGGCAGTGTGCGGTTGGGGCAGGCCGCCCCGCAGCACCAGCACGTCGGCACGGCCTTCGTGGTGAGGCACGAGGTCCGGGCCTTGATGGCCGGGTCGTTGTAACAGCTCGTGCAGAGACCCCGGCCCCGGATCCACCGCGGCCGCGCGCAGTGGCGGCACGTCTTCTTGGGCTTCATGCCCGCTCCTTCAGTTGGGTGTCGGGTTGGGTCTCCAGGGGCGGGAGCAGCTCGCCGCGGAGAACCCGCACGTCCGCGGGTGCGTCCACCGCCAGGCTAATGCTGCCGCGGGAGTCGGCGCGGTTGGGCAAGACCCAGAGGCGGATGCGCTCGCCCGTGGGCAGGTCGAGGACGAGGCAATTGGCGTCACCGGCAGGGGTGAACACCTTGCGCGTTATGAAGAGCATGACGGGGTCTCCGTGGGTGTGTGGGGTTGCCACGCGGGCAGGCCGGCGCGGCGGCGGCCGAAAGTGACGCAGCAGCGGGAAGCCGCTTCGTGTGCCGCGTCTTCTGTGTCGAAGATGGTCTCCAGTTCCGGCCCCCACACGTAGAAAGGGATTTCCCACGAGGTAAAGCGCCGGTCTTCGCGCCACGCGCGGACCCAGATGTATCTCGGGGGCTCTCCATCATCAGAGCAGTTCAGCGGCTCTTGATCCGTCAACTGCACGCTCGTCACCGGATGTGTCGCGAATAGCGCCTCCGCGCGCTGCATGAATGCGTCGCATGGCAGTTCGATGTGGAACCCGAACCCACGCCCGATGCCCGTCACTTCGGGGTCCGCGAACCACCGGGCGAGGTGCAAGTCGAGGAGTTGCCGCTCTCGTGGCGTCAGTTCGCCGTAGGAGCGCCCGGGGTTGCCGTGGGCGTGCTCGATCTGCACCCGGATGAACTCCGCGCGTTCCGGCTCGCCGTGCTCCTCCAGCCAGTCTGCGAACACCAGGCGCGTGGTGTCGTCGTCGGGGTCGGCACAGATGGCGCGCGTGAAGGTTTCGCGGTCGGTCATGAGGTTCTCCGGTGTGGTGCGGCGATCACGGCCGCCGCTTCGCCGCTCAGGTCCGCGCTCGTTCGTTCAAGGATGCCGCCGCAGAAGCCGCATTTGGGCATCCCCGGCGCGGGCTGTTCCCACGACCACACGAGGGCCAGCCCCGGAAGCCGGCATGTCCGGCACCGGCCCCACGCCGCCGGGGTTTTGTCGCTTTTGTCACTCTGGCCCTCCTCGAACATCTCTTCCCCTCAGAACACGGCGCAAAAGCGACAGAAGTGACAGAACTGCCAAAACGGACCCCTTGGCGACTCCGAAGCGTCGCTTTTGTCACTTCTGTCGCTTTTGCGCCGTGTCTCTAAGGGAGGGGTGACGTTCAAACAGTGCCGATCCCTTCCGGCCGGTGCCGGCGTAACCCCGCTCCGTGCGGCGTATGAAGCCGTGCTGCGTGAGGAGCCGGAACGCGGGCCAGAGGGCATCCGGGTTGGCGAACGACGAATGCAGAGCACGGTAGGCGTCGCGGAGGCTGAATGCGTCCTCCTCGTTGCGCTCGACGAAGGCCAGCACCTTCTTGGCATCGCGAAGGCTCGTCTCGTGGCCGGTGAGGCGCCAGACGCGGCGGGCATGGCCGAAGAAGTATTTCGCCAGGGCCGCGCCCCGGCGCATGGATTCGTCATCCAGAAACGGCCCCAACTCCTCCCCGCAGGCCCGCCGGGCGGTGAAGAACACGACCGCCAGGCGCCCGGCCAGTCCGCGGATCTTGGCCGCGGGGCCGCGCAGCTCTTCGGGGAACTCCGGCCCGTTGACCGCACCGGCCAACCATTTCGTCCACTCGACCCACACGCCCCACGCGCGGGCGTCGAGCTTCAGGAAGTGCGGTCGGGTGGTCGTGCCCTCCTCGTGCATCGTGAGGGCGTAGAGCGCCCCGACGACACGCGCCCAGCCGGTGCGCAGCTCGCACGGCACGCTCGCGCCGTTCTCGCCGGCCATTGGCAAGGGGTCGGGGTAGCAGAAGAGGAACCGGTCGAAGAGGCCGTCGTCGGAGTCGGCGGTATAGCGGGCCAACACCGTGGGCTGGATGCCGCCCGTGATCGAGAGGCACGGGTGGGGGACGAACACTTCCTCCGCGTCCTTGTCCTTGCGGCCGACCTGCACCGGCGTGCCGGAATGGGCCTTCAGGTAGAACGAGCGGTCGGCGCCCTGGCCCTTGGCCTTGTACTGGTTGAAGCCACCCAGAAGGGCCGAGAGCTCGTCGCGGACCATGAGCAGTCCGCGGGGCCACTTCTGGAGGTACTCCGTCATCTTCTCGACCGTCGCGTCGTCCACGAACGCCGGCGCCTTGATGCCGGCCTCGCGCCGCTTGACCTGCTCGGCCACAAGCGGCGGAATCAGGTGCGAGAGCGCCGGGGTCTTCCCGTCGCCCTTGCGGGCGACTGCGGCGGTGTAGAGCGAGGTCGGCTCGGTGTACCCTTCCTTCACGTCCAGTGCGTAGGCCGCACCGATGGCGCCCGAGAGGATGCCGATTGCCATTGTCCCGACGTAGTCCGGCGGGGAGTTCGTCGCGGTCCCGACCGCCCGGAAGAACCGCGCGAGCGCGTCGGGGAAGAGATCGGCCGGAAAGGGCGGCACCTGGATGCCCGATTCCAGGGGGATGGGGTCGTCCCACGGTTCGGCCTGCGGGTGCGCCGTGCGGTAGGCCAATGCCGCCAACTGGATCGCGTCGTTGCCCGGCGTCCGCAGCCAGTCGGACACGTCGCCCTTCTCGGGCAGGTCCGGCAGCGGCACCACGACGACCGACGCGGCCACGCTTGTCAGCATCCGCTTGACGGCTTCCGCGTGCTTCTGGCCCGGCTCGTCGTTGTCCGGCAGGATCACGACCGCCCGGCCCTTGAAGTGCGGGGCGTACTCGGCCTTCCACTTCCCCGCGCCCATCGGATTGGTCGTGGCGACCAGTCCCAGCGCCGCAAGCGCGTCGGCGTCCTTCTCGCCCTCGACGATGTAGACGGGCACGTCGGCACCCGAGGCGAGCAGTTCGGGGAGCCGGTAGGGCACAAGCGCCACACCGCGGAGGTTCCATTCCCACCCGCCGCGGCCGTCGGGTTTGCGCTGGCGGAAGTCCTTGGGCGCACAGAGGCGCACTGTCTGGAACGCCACAACCCCGGCCGCGTTGCGGTAGTCGTAGGTGCAAACAATGCGGTCCTCGAAGGGCGTGTCGCTCGGGGCGTCCCCGTCGAAGAGATCCGCGAGCGAGAGCCCCAACGCCGCGCAGATGTCCTTGGCCGGACACTGCCGGCTGCGGCACTGGAAAAGCACCCGCCCGCCATCGCCCGCGCGGACGTCGAGACTCGGGTGCGTGTCCGCATGCGCCGGGCAGAGGCAGCGGTACTCGGTGCCGCGTTTCTCGACCGGGCCGCGCCCTTCGAGGAGTGTCAGCACCCGCGCGAGCGCCTTACCATTCGTGTGAATCGTGCCAGTCATGTTGAAGCTACCCCCAAAGTTCCCAGTTCACTCGCGGCCACCGCCCCGGCGTTTGCGACCACGTCCACGCCCGCCGCGAGCACGCCCGCGCGGATGAGCCGCGCCCGTTCCAGAAGCGCCGCGGCGACGGCCTTCCGGGCGCGGGCCTCGGCGTCGTGGCCGCGCCAGAGGGTGAGACGGGCACCATCTTCGCGCGAGCCGAAGTCGTCGCTCGTGATGAAATCGATCGCCGGCCCGATGGTATCGCGATTGATGAGACGATCGCCGTATTCGTTGGTCAGCCGCGCGAAGCCCCTCAGCTCCGGCGCCACAAACGGCTGGTCGGCCACCAGAAGCGGCAGGACGAGGTCCGCGAATTGCCACGCGTCGAACACGGCCCGACCCACGAAGCCGCGGAAGAACTCGATTTCGCAGGTCTGCGGCTCGGTCCAGTGTGCCGGCCACCCGAAGACGCGCAACCAGCGCCCGCGGCGATCAACCGCCCACAAATGATGCGCCTCGCGTTCGCGCTCGATCCACGCGGCCAACTCCGGCACGAGCCGCTTCCAGTTCGCGGCCTTCGGGGTGACGCTGTCCGGGTCTCGCTCCCAGAGCCACTTCCCCGCCTTCACGGGTAGCGCCCGGCCGCCCCGGCACGAGAGGCGCACAAACTCCGCACACGCGCGCCACTGGTCGGGCGCGTCCTCCTGCTCGTCGAGCCAGTCGGCGAAGGCCAGCCGGGCGGTGTCGTCCTCGGGTGCGGCGCGGATGGCCGCCAGGAAGGCGTCGTGTTCGCTCATGCCGCGGCCCCCTGTGCGAGCAGTTGGGCGCGGCGGGCGGCGGGGAGTTTGGCGAAGGCCAGCGCGGCTCCGTCTTCGGACTCGCGGCGCTTCTTCTTGCGTTTCCAAATGGGGCGGTTGGTATCCTGCCAATCAAGTTTCGGGTCAAACGGCAGTAACAGAAACCAATCCGTGGGAAGAAGACATGAGCGATTAGCCATCACCCAATCAGGGTCGCCCATTGCCGGGTGGTTTGTGCCGCCCCAAGTTGACTGGCTCGCTGTCGTTGCCGGGTAGACACGACATGCCGCCAGCGCCCGATACCCTTCGGCCCGCGGGTCGTCGCGCTCGTCGAGCCAATCCGCGAACACCAGCCGCGTTTGCCAGTCGTTAGGGTGCAGGTCGAGCGCGTCGTTGAAGTCTTGCTCGGTGGTCATTACGCCCTCCCCTCGAAGCGAATGACGTTCACACCCACGCGGTACTCCCGCTCGAACTCCACCGCCAAAAAGCCGCACGCGCGCAAGAACTGCTGCGCCGAGAGGTGCTCCTCGTGGACGACGACCGCGATTCGCGAGCGGCGGTGGGTGCCGCAGCGGACGAACAGGCGGTCGACCAGGTGCGAGCCGATGCCGCGGCGCCGGTAAGCCGGGTGGACGGCCAGGCGCACAAGCGAAAGCGCCTCCGGGCGGACCTCGTAGACCATGTACCCGACGACCACACCGCGGAGGAGCACGCTACAGCACTCGCTGGAATCGATGCGGCGCAGGTGGTGGAGGAAGTCCGCTTCGAGCCACGGCCGGGCGGTCTCGGCCCGCTCGATGGCGCAGACGTGGGGCAGGTCGCCGCGGCACATCAGGCGCACGCCCAGTTGGGCCTTGAGGTCGGTTCTCACGCGCGTTTCCTCCTGGGTTCCTCGGCGCTGCGGACGGCTTCCGCCACTTCGGCCCGCTCGACGGCCACGGCCTCGGGGTGTTCGATTTCGAGCAGGCACCGGCCGTCGTCGGTGACGAGTACCACCGTCACGCGAGCGGTGCCGACGAGGAGCGTCTCGCCGGGCCGTCTCTGGAGCAGGGTCGTTTGCATGTTCCCTCCGTGGGTTAAATCAACTCCGTGAAGCGCGTGAGAAACTCGCGTTCGGCCCGTTCGGGCATCCACGGCTCGATGGCGCACGGGAGCGGGGCCGGACCATCCATCCACTTGAGTTCGATGTTGAAGAGAACCTTCTCCGTGTAGAGCGCGCGCACGTCGATTTCCTTGACGATGGGCGGCATCTGCGGCGCGAGTCCGAACCGGGCGCACACTGCGTCCATCACGCGGTCTTCGGCGTCGTGGTAGAACATTTGCCCCGCTGCTTTGAGCGACCGCTTCACAGGCGCGCAGAGGTCCGAGAGGTAGGCTTCGGCGGCATCGTGTAGCAGGCCCCAGAGCCGGTATTGCGGCGGGCAGTGTTCCATCACCATGACGGAGTGTTGCGCGACCGAGTAGAACTCCCGGATGTGCCCACAGAATCGGCACGTGAGCGAGAGCGCGTGCGCGATGTCCCGTATGTCCACGTCTTCGGGGCGCGGGTCCAGGGGCCAGAACTTGCGCCCGGTGTAGGTCTGAATCCAGTCGCCTTTACGCTCTTCGGATTGCATCACTCGCCTCCTTCTCGGGGTTCCGTCGCGTGGCCGTCCAGGCGCGCCGTCTCGGCCGGGCCGAGCAGTTCGGCCGAGAGGCGCAGGAGTTCGCGGGCAAACGCGCGGACCTCCGCGGCCGTGGCCAGTCCGCTGACCGCGTGAACGTGGTTGACGCTCGCCACACCCAGCGCCACCCGCCCGGCGATCGGGAACGCCCAGAGGACCGCGGCGTTATCAATGGGCAGCGGCGCGCCTTCGGGAACCCACGGGTAGAGCGACAGGCCAGCAGAGTCGGGGTTCATCTCAGGCTCCTTTTCGTAGGCGGCGGTGGGCGCGGGAGACGAGCTGGCCCGCGTGGGCCTTGGCCAGGCCGAAGCGGTGACCGGTGCGCTCCAGCGTCACGCAATCGCAGCGGGTGTAGTACGCCCGGACGACCTCCCGCCACGTCGGCGGCAAAAGCGCCAAGAGAGCGCGGACGCCCTCGGCGCTCTCCAGTTCCCACCCGACGGGCAGTTCCTCGGAGGCGACCAGTTCCGCGCGCGTGCGCCCGCACTCCCGCTCGGCGTCCAGGGGCAGAATTGCCGGAGTGCCCGGTGCGCCCGGCTCGCGGCGGAACCCCTTGGGCCGCTCCGCACGGGCCACGTTGAGTAGCGCACGGGTGATGCAGACGGAGGCGAGCTTCTTGAAGGGGCCGACGGCGGGGTCGTACCTCTGGGCCGCGATGCAGAGGTAGAGGAGCGCGTCGCCGTAGAAGGCGTCGAACATCCCCTCGGGCCACGCCCGCGCGAACTTCCGGGCGAGCGCCTCCGCGAGATCCATGTGCGCGGCGGCCAGTTCGCGCTGGGGTTCGGTGAGGGGCCGGGGTGTCCGTTCGGGCGCGGGCATGACTCAGACCTCCGTGAACAGGCTCGGTTGATGCTTGACGCGGTAGAGCGCCCGGTCGATCCAGCGAATGCCTTTTCCGATTCGCTTTTCGCCCCATCGGCTCCAGCCGCTTCCGTCGATCGAATCGACCACGCCCCAACGGGCAATAAGGTTGATGCGCGCTTTGGTGTTCACGCGGCCGACGTGAACCAGCTTCCCGCGTTCCTTCGCCTCTCGGCAAAAACTCTCCGCGTGTTCGGATTCCTTCCAGGCCGATGAACCGCCGACAAACACCGCGGAGATTTCGTCCCACGTGGAAGGCAGGGCCGAACGCCACTTGAACCGCTCCAGACCATCTTGGAGCACGAGGGCCACGGGCAGGCCGAGCGAACGGAGCACCGGCGCCCACAGGTGGTACAGCCGCCACGTCTCGCCTGCGTCCGCGACCGTGTCGGGGCACGTCACCCAAAGGGGCTTCCGGTCGGAGCCTGCGAGCCGGGCGAGTAGCCGCAACCACTTCGGGGCGTTGAGTCCTCCGAAGCAGGAGTTGTCGCACGCCCACAGCTGATCGTTCGGGGGTAGCGCGTTGCCGGCCTCGGGGGTGAGCAGTGCGCCGATTCGTTCGGGGCGCTTCTCACTCCAACGGGCGACCGTCTCCGTGCATCCCGAAACCAGGATTCTCATGGGTTGGCCCGGTTATCCTTGGCCTTGGTTTTGGCCCACCGCGCGGCCCACGCGAGCAGGTCCGGGATGCACTCGCCCGCGGTCGCCCGGACGGGTTGGGCCACCAGATGCGAGCAACTGGCCGAATAGGTGCCGTCGTGGAACCGGTTAATGAGCGCCGCGCAGAGCAGGTCGAACGCGGCGGCCTTCTCCTCGGTGGTCATGGCGCGTTCCTTCTCCGGGGACGCCCGAAGGCATCCGGTGGCGTGGGGTAGGTGCAAGGGAGGCCCGCGGCTCAGGAAGCGAGCGCGGGCCGGGAGACAATGGTGGCGCGGTTCATGGGCGGACTCCGTGAGGACGGCGCGAGTAGATTGTGCAGGCCATCGTAAACCGACCTCCGGTGCGGTCAACGGCCACCGGACGAAACCCGCCGAATAGGGTCGAAAACGGTCGAAAACTCCCCAATCGGGTCGAAAACGGTCGAATCCGGTCAAACCTTCCGATTCGTCTTGGGCGCCTCCGGTTCCGGATCCTCCTCCGGGGCGGGCGGGGCGAGCCGGGCGATCACGTCGCGGTGCAAGTAGAACCACGTCACGTCCGTCTTCTTCCACCGCTTCTCGCGGCCGCCCCAGGGAATGCCCGCGGGGAACTCGCCCGCCTCGATGAGCGAGGCGAGCGCCGCCTCACCCACTCCGAGCGCCCGGCAGACGTCCAGCTTCTCCAGGTACTCCGGCACCGGCGGGTCGGTGTTGTTCATCGGTGCCGACCTCCGGGCGCTCGTGGGCAATCGAGAATGCGTGTTTGCACACGCGCTGCGTGCCGACCGTGTACCGCCGGCCCTTGCCGCCGCGGTCGAACTTGAAGGCGCTACAGGTGCAGGTGAAGCGCCCCGTCGGGTATTCGCTGACCCGGTAGATCGTGCCGTCTTCCTTCACGAGTTCGAACGCCTTCCACTCCTTGCCCTGTGCCGGAACCGCCCGGCAGACGTAAGGCGAATCGGTGCCGTCGGGGTCGGTCACGGTGACGGCGGGTTGTCCATAGACGGTCGGCATGGCTCACTCCTCACGCTTTCGCGGCATCGGGCATCGCACGCAGGGCCGCGACCAGGCCGAAGCGGTGGTTTTCGGGGATGTCCAGCCACTTCGTGCGGCCCTCACCCTCGGCCTTGTACGGCGCGGGCGGCTTCAGGTGCGTGTTCATCCACACGCACGCCTGCGCCCACGTCTGGCCCTTGGCTTCGAGCAGTGCGGCGAATGCGGTGCGGCCCTTCACGGGGTCGGTTTCCGTGTCCGCGGGCTTGGGTTCGGGCTTGGGCGGGGCCGCGCGCTGCGCCTGTTCGCTCGGGGTGTCGTCGGGGTCGTTGCCCGTCTCGATCGTGAACGCCTGCCGGAGAGCGTACTTCTGGGCGGCGGTCATGCACTTGTTGGCGCACTTGTCGCCGGAATCGGCCGATTCGCCGAGCGTCACCACGTCGAGGTATTCGCCACTGGCCGCGTGGAGGAACCGGTAGGTGATTTTGACCACCATGCGGTTCATGGGCGCACCGCTCTTGGTCGTGTACTGCTCGGCCGCGAGCATCTCGACACCCACGGGTGCGACCACGATGCCGTGAGAGACGAGTGCGGGCCGTAGGGCGTCGATGAACGCCTCGTCGGAGGCGTAGCGGTATCCGCCGCCGCCCTGCATCTGCTTGTCCTTCTGCACGTACTTGACCTCGGCCATGACCGCGTTCATCGCGGCAGCGAGGTTCTTGTGGGTCGTCATGAGAGAGGCTCCGAAAGGGTGAAAGGGTCAGGCCGCGGCGGGCGCGGCGGGGATGTCCAGCTCGAAGGAGAAGGGCTCGACCGACTGGCCCTTGTCGAACGCCTGCACAAACGCGCGGGCCGCGTCGGGCAGGAGCGACCACGTGCCCTCCGGGTCGCCCAGATGCACGAGGAGCGTCACGCCCTTGGTCCCCACGAACCAGCGCTCACCCGTGGCCCGTTCGAGGGCCAGTGCGATGGGGCAGAGGGTGCAGGCGCTACTCTGGCCGTTGGCGATGTCGGATTCGGTGATGGTGATGGTCACGGGTGTTACTCCGGGGAGGGTGCTGCTTGTGCCATTGCGACCGCCTGGGCGTGGCCCTGGAGGGCCTCCGGGTGCGAGTGGTAGCGCCACTGCGTTTCGTTGTGCGGCCCGCCGAAGACCATCGTTTCAAACAGGACGGGTTCGCCTCCGAAGTGGTTGTGGTCGAGAGCGAGGAACACCGTGCTGACCGTGACGCCATCGAACTCATCGAGCGCGACGCGCCGCCCGCCTTCAAGGAAGGGCCGTTCCGCCGCCTGCTCGTACCAAGCTGCCCATTCCCACATGCTCTCGACCGGGCGAACCACGCCGCCGGGTTCAACGATGTATCGCTTGCTCACGGGTGCTCCTCGGAGGGTGAATCAGGTTTACACGCAGGTCGGGCGAACCTGCACGCTGCTAGAGCCACGGGCCGAAGATGGCGACCGCGAGCGTGTTGGCCGCGGCGCGCTCGGGCGGGGTCATCGTCTCCCAGAGGGCGTCGCGGGCGTCACCGATGTCCTCGGCCTCCTCCTCGGTGTCGGCCTCGATGTACTCGGTGGCGATGTGCCGCAGGTAGGCGGCGACGCTGGCCGTGAGGGTCAGTTCGATGGGCACGGGGTTTCTCCTTGGGACAGTTCGACCTCGAATAACTCCAGGCCGTGGGCGTAGGCCGCGAAGAGGGCCGTACTCATGAACTCGAAGCAGTCGGCGGCGTTCTTCGAGGCCCACAGGATGCCCGCGCCGGTGAAGGCGGCATAGAGGCCGGTGCGGGTGTCGCGAATCAGGTAGCGGATCACGGGCGAACCTCCGAAGGACCGGTCAAGTGGGCCGGACTGCTATCATGGTAGTCCGTCGTACCACTGGTGTCAAGGTCACTGGTGGAAAAATATTCTTCACTTTCTAACTACTGAGGTATAAGATTCTGGTAGCCGATATTAGAATCCGGCAAATCGCCCATTACCCTAGTGGAGGCGTTGCGTGGCTGCGGACACTCTCGAACGAGTTCCTTCCATGTCGAAGAAGCGGAACGACAGCTCGGCCAAAATCGACTCCGAAGTGCTCCTCCGGGTCCAACTCATCGTCAGTTGGCGGAAGCACACCAACGCGGAGGACGAACACCTGAACGCCGCGGAGTACATGTCCGAGATGCTCCGTGAAGGCTCTGCGCCGGAGTACGAGGAAGCCGTCAAATGGCACGCCCAACAACTCAAGAAGAAGCGGCCCGCGGAGGACAAGTCGTGACCCAGGAGGCACCAGACCGCGTTGTGCGCGGGTACGTTTACTTCTTTCATTCGACCGTCACCAAGCAGACCAAGATCGGGCAGACGCGGCGCTCTCCAGTGCATCGGCTTCAGCAGATTCGGAACCAAGTGCCCGGCATCGACAAGAACCAGTATTACTGCTCAACCAGTGACCCGCGCTGGCTGGAACGCGCGTTTCACGAGACGTTCGCCGACTGCCGCGCACAGGGCGAGTGGTTCGACCTGACGGCGGATGATTTGACCCTCGTGATGCAGGTGCCGGACTACGTGTCTCGGCCCGATGACTTACCGCTCGAAATGCACCTTCGCTGGATCGCGAACCAGACGAAGGACGTGGCCGAAGACGACACGGTTTCAATGAACATCGCACCGCGGCTCGCGCGGTTGATCTGGACGCTTTCCACTTTGGGAACCGAAGACGAGCCGGAGCCACTTGATGCGATCGTGCCGGTTCTGCTCGCGGAGTGCGACCGGCGCTCGGCGCGTCTGTCTCCCGATGTCCGAGCCGCTGTTCGTTCTCTCGTGGGCTTGCCAGCAGAAAGCGTCCTTACCGGTCCGGGCAACAACTCCTAGCGCGCGGGCACAAACGTCTGCGCCCCGTCGAGTGCGGTGCGGAACCGCCGGACCGCGGCCTCCGAGGTGTACCACGTCCCGCGCTTCAGAAGTGCGTCGAGATGAACGCCGCGCGAGCCGCGCGCCATGTACCTCAGCACCGCCGGCGGGCTGACGCCCAGGAGTTCGGCCGCCTCGTGGGCGCTGATGAGTTTTTCGCCGCGCAGGCGCAGACGCGCCGCAATGATGGCTTCCTGTGAGAGTTTAGGCATGACTGAGAGAGGATAAAACCGTGGGCGATTGCCGGACGGTCGAGCACGGCTGTGCTTCCGTCGGTCGGCCAGACAGGTGAGTCTGGCGTATAGTGGCCGTGATGCCACTGGATAATATGTATACCTGACGATGTGTACAGTCAAGTGGAATCGGTGAGGAATTTTCGCTCAGGGTGTGGCGGTGCGCGGATTCCGTTCCCGGGGGTCATGGCAGCGTCCTGGGAGAGTCAGGCGTGGGCAGGCGGGGCCAGAAAGGGCCGGACGGGCGGGAAGGTTACGGAGTTCCTTCCTCCGTCGGTCGGGGCGCGTGGAAATGTGCGTGCCCGGTACTCTAACGCTCCCCGGTTGTGTCTCGCTAATGAGAAGTTTCTGAATCGGGCAAGTACATTTCCGCACGAGTGCGGAAATGTAAACCGGCGCGAAGATTCAGGACGACGCCCGCGCCGGTAAACTGGGCGCGTGGCGCGACGTGGAGCGGGTGCAGAATCTGTTGTGGAGGGCAGACGATGAGCGAACGCGAACTTCTCATGCGCGCTTGCATCGACAATCCGCTCGACCGACAAGCCAAACTCGTCTTCGCGGACTGGTGCGATGAGAATGGCGAACCGCTTGCGGCCATCGCGCTACGGTGGATGGCCAAGCACGGCAAGCGCCCGTTCCGTTCCGAGAACTTCAAACAATGGAAGTGGTACGCACTGGGACTCGATCAGAAGGGATGGCAGAACCCGCGGGGCCGGCGGATGCCCTTCACGCACTGCTGGATTCCCGAAATCGTCGGCCGCGAGTTGTCGAAGTGCTACCCGCGCTCCTCGCGGCAGTGGTTCGTGCTGGTCAGGCGCACGGGTTGGGCACTCCAGCGCATCCGCGATCTGGTGGACTGAAAACGAAAGCGCCCCGCACTTTCGCGCGGGGCGCTTCTGGCCTCACCCGGCCTTCGTGATCCGCTCGACCAGCTCCTTCATGTGTTCCGCATTGGAGCCAATGTGCGTATACAATAAGCGACGGCGGGGCGTGCTGTAACACGACACCCGCCGTCTAACACAACCCGCTTTGTGGAGCGAGTCATGTCTGATGAGGTTTGTACGCCCGCGCCCGTGATAATCAATCTGTGGGAACCGCTACCGAAGCCCTCCTGGGCGGAAGGGTTCCTATACCTTCTTGAAACGAGCGAGCGGTTCCAGAAGATCGGCTACAGCGCCGACCCGCGGGACCGCGTTCTCCAGTTCCAGAGCCTGCCCTTCTGTGTGTGGCTCGGCCACTATTTCCCGGTTTCGACGCGCAGATTTGAGAAGGTCGTTCAGAAGAGCTTGGTTCACAAGCGGCTCCGGGGCGAGTGGTTCGTGCTGACACCGCCCGAAATCGCCATCTTCAAGGCGGTCCAAGAACTTCGCTCCGAGGCCGACCTGCCGTCCGCATTCCGCCCTCTCGTGCGCAGGCCGCTCAAACTCCCACACCCGCGCATGAACGACAAGCGCTCCGGCCGCAAGCCCAAGGCGTGGTATCGCAAGAGTCGCGACCGCTGGTACGTCTGGTTTGCCGGTGTCCAGTATCCGCTCACCATTCGCGGCGCGGATAATGGCACCGCTGCGGCAACGGCCGGGCGGGAGCTAGTCTCCCGACTCTGCGGGATGTTGCCGCCGGCCGCCGATGCGTCGGGCGGCGTCCTTTAGCGTTCGGCTCTGCTCGTTGACGTGGGAGTAGGCGGCATGAATCATCCGCGTGTTGGCGTGGCCCAGAAGCGCCGCGACGATCGTGTCACTCTCGCCCGCGGAGAGCGCGCGGGTCGCGAAACTGTGCCGGTACATGTAGCTCGTCACCCGTCGGCCGACCTTCTCGCTGACCCGCTCGAAGCGCATCGTCATGGCCTGGAGCGACAGGGGCTTACCGCGCAGGCCGCGGAAGAGGTAGCCCGCGCCGCCGTACTTCGCGGACTGGTCGACGAGCACTTCGAGTGCCTCGGGGCACGGGTAGATCGTCCGCGTCTTGCCCTTGCGCTTCGTCTTGTGCTGTTTCAGGCGGATGGTTTTGTGCTCCCAATCAATGGCTTCGGCGGTGAGGTTCGTCGCCTCCCCGGGCCGACAGCCGGTGAGCCAGAGGAAGCGAACGAGCGCCCGGAAGTCGCCCGTCGTCTCGTTGACGATGCGGCGGTGGAGATCCTCAGGAATGACGGCGTCCCCGCCGCGAGACTCCTTGGCCGGCAGCGGGCACCGCTCGGTTCGACCGCACCACTTGAGGAAGGCGTTGACGCACCAGAGCGTGTTGGCCCGATGGGTGTCGCTCCACGCCTCCAGGGCCGCTTGTTTCTTCACGGCCTCGGGGTCGAGGGTCGCGACGGGGCAAGAGCCGAAGTGCCGGGAAAGCCACGCCAGGTACTTGCCGTAGCCCGCGAGCGTGCTCGGGCTGACATCGGTTCTCTTGGCTTCGGTGAATGCGGGCACGAGTTCGGAGACGGTGCCGGGCTTCGCGGCCGCGGGCGGTGCGACCGCCGCGCGGACGGCACCGGTGATGAGCTCTGTGAGCGCGTCCCAGGCGCCCTTTTCGTCTTTGGGATCGGTGACCGGAAGTGGAGTCTGTTTCCCTCGGAGTTGCACGTACCACCTGCGCGCACCTGCGCGATACCACGGCCGCGGCGTCCTTGCCATGAGCACAACCTCTCGCACATCCCGGAAACTGAGCGTGCAGATTCCGTGCAGAGGCGGTCACTTTTGGGCCGCGGTCGCAAGCGCAACCGCATGGCGTGTATCGACTTACAAACACTCAAACGGGAAGCGGGATAGGGGAGTCGAACCGCCATTCTAGCCTTGTGAAGTGTACCGCCTTCGGGAACTGCCGCTCTTTGGCCCTCTGCGTCCGTGCAGACGACTCGCGAGCGCCACCATGCCGGAATAGTCTTGTTGTGTCAATCCGACTAAGCGTGCAGGATACCGTGCAGGAGCCACATATGAGCACCCCCACAACACCCGTTGCCAGCGACCGCGACGCCCTGCTCGCCGCGTGCCGCCTCGCACCCGACGAGGACACGCCGCGACTCCTGCTGGCCGACTGGCTCGACGAGCAGGGCGACGTGCGGGTGAAGTGCCAGTGTCGCAAAGAGCGGGCGTCCCTTGCCTGCAAAGTGTGCGGCAATGCGCCCGATGACAGCGGATGCCTGGAACACGGGCGGGGGTGTTACGTTCTGCACGAAGACGGCGGCGGGTCGGAATACTTCGAGGTGTGTGACAAATGCGAAAACGCCGGCACCATCCTCGACACGTCGAACCGCGACCGCGCGGAGTTGATTCGCGTGCAGTGCGAGTTAGCGCGGACGCCTGCATGTAGCGCGGGCGGGAAAGAAAATGCGAGGCAAGTGGGGGCTAAGAATGGGTGTTCCTATTGCACTTTGCGCTGTCGTGAATCCGCCATCCTCGTGGCAAACCCCGACTGGCTGCCGGTGTGCCCGGTGTGTGGCGGGGAGCGCGTCGTTCCGACTATCAACGACGATGGCGACCCCGACGAGCGCGGGTGCGAATGCTTCTCCGGGCGCGTCGGCTCGTTCGACCGCGGGCTACTCAGCGTGCCGGTGCCGACGCTGACCACCATATTCGTCGGCACCGGTCTTGATGGCTTTCTCCTCGAAGGACCGGATACCGGCGTGGACTGGTCGAACAGGAAGGGTATCGCGTGCGATTGTCGATGGACGACTTCGCTTCACGGTTGGAACTGCCCCGCGCACGGTAAGCCGGGGCGACCTGTACTCACCGCCTACGCCCGCGCCCTCCGCGCCGCGCACCCGTGGGTGGTGTCGATGCCGGTTGCGGACCGCGAGCCTTGCACCAACAGCAAGCATGACGCCTTCTTCTGGTTCGACGACCGCCGGGACATGACGCTCGAATGGACGCGCAACGAGAAGTGCTACATCCCCGCGTTCATCTACGACCGCATCCAGTGGGATTTCGACCTTATCGCGGAAACAAGTTCACTCACCACCCCCGAACTCGCCACCCGCGCGCTCGGCTCGGCGGTGGCGCAGGCGGTGTTCGCCTGACTCAGCCCTCCCGCGCGGCCTTCTGCATCTGGTACACTAACGAGGCCGCGCGGCGGGCGTGCTCCTTCTGGGGAGTGCGGAGGGGAGCGTATTTCCTGCGGAGCGCAGGACGCGGCCGATGGGTGCGGGGGTCGGTGACCTTACTCGCCGCGCCAGACCGCTTCCGCCCACCGCGAGCGCATGAAGCGCTGGGCGAATCGCACGGCCAGCTCCCGGCGCGCGTGCACCAGGGGTTTCGTGCCGCGCGGCACTTCGGCCCACGTCCGCCGCACGCCCCGCACCCACACGTCGACCACCCACCCCGCCTCCGTGCGGCGCACCCGCCAGTAGACCCGTTTGCGGGCCGCCAGTGCCCAGCGCCAGCGCCTTCCGTAGCGGTTGCGGTAGTAGGCGACGACGAAGGCCGCGGCCTGTTGGGGCGTGGGCTGACGACTGCCGGGGATGGTGTAGAGCCGGCCGCCTTCCTTGACCTTCGCGAGCCAGCCGCTGCCGGCTTGGTAGACGTTGCGAAAGCCACTGGCCGCCGTGTGGCTCCGCAGGGAGTCCACGAGACTCGCGGGTACGAGTGTCGGGCGGGCCTCTTCGCGGACCTCTTCGAGAAGACGGGCAAACGTAGAAATGGACGCACGCGACATTCCGCAGCACTCCCCCTTTTGGTAGGATTGACAGCGGGTTGTCGCATGCGCCGGCGGCACTCGCGTGCGGACGGGGAAGTCGAGCGCCCCGTCCGCACTTCACTCGCACTCTCACCTTACCGGCGCGCGGAGAACTTGCCCGGTGAACCGCGTCACGCTGAACCGCCTCAGTTACGCTTTGCCCTTTCAGAAGCTCTTCCGCGAACTGACCGACGCCGAAGCCAAAAACCTCCGCGAATCGGTCACGCAGTTCTGGGTGGGCTACCCCGTCATCACCTTCGTTTCCCCCACCCACGGCCGCTCTATCCTCGACGGCTCGAACCGCGCCCGCACCGCCTACGAACTGGATCCCGACCGCGAGGTACCCGTGGACGACCGGGGCGAGATTCCCGATGCCGTGGCCGAGGCACTGGCCCTCTCACTCAATGCCGACCGCCGGCACCTCTCGGCCGCGGACTGGCAGCGCATCTCGGCCCTCCGCGTTGAGCGGATGAAGCGCGTCATGACCGCGCGGCACGAGGGGAAATCGCAGCGGACGATTGCGAATGCGGTCGGGGTCTCCCAGACTCAGGTCCGTCTCGACCTCGCGCGGGCAGGGGTGCAGGCTCCTGCTCATGTCGTGGGGGCCGACCGCAAGATTTACCCCGCCTCCCGGCCGGTTCACGTCGCGCCGCCCGGACCGGGTCTCTTCGAGGACGAGGAGCTCGACGAGGAGGATGAGGAGGACGTGGAGACGCCCGGCGGACCCGCGCCGCCGGAGCTCGCCGCGGACGCGGCGCGGCACGAGGCGCAGCGCCTGGCCCGTGCGGCCGTGACGATGCTTGCCGGGGTGGACTTCCTGCTCTCGGGGCCACTGGCCGGGGACTTGCGAAAGATTGCTCGTAAGCACGACTGCGCGCTTGTGGGGAACATGTGGCGGGTACTCGTGCTGGTGCGGGACGTGCTCGTGGAGTTGAAGGAGACAGGTTCCCGGGCGGCTTCCTAGCGTGCGGCTATGGCACTCAACCCCAAGCAACTGAAGTTCGTGGAGCGGTACCTCGCAAGTGGCAACGCGACACAGAGTTACATTGACGCGGGCTATCGGGCCAATGGGCATTCCGCCGAGGCGTGCGCGACCAAGTTGCTGAGGAATGCTGAGGTGCGTCAAGCGGTTGAAGGCGCCCGGCAGAAGGCGATTGAGTCCTTCCCGCTGACCTACGAGGGGGCGCTTGCGAATATGTGGGAGCAGGCGCGGTACACGGGCCCGGACGCCTCGCACATGGCGCGGGTGAAGGCGACCGAACTTGTGATGCAGCACTTCAAGCCCCCCGCGCCGATTTCCTCTGGTGTCAACGTTAATGTCGCTGTGCTCACCGACGACGAACTCCGACGACGAGTTGCGGCTCTTGAAAGAGGAGTTGCGCCGGCGGGAGTTGGCGGAATTGAAGGCGGAACTGGCGCGCCGGGAAGCGAAGGACGACTACTCGAAGTGGCTCCCCATCCACCTGCCGGAGTTCCGGTGGGACTGGCTGCACCTCCGGGCGATTCTCTCCAAGCTCCAGAAGGTCACTGACGGAGAGATTGACCGCTTCGGCTGCATGATTCCCCCGCAGCACGGCAAGACCCGGAGCATCTCCGTTCCCTATCCCGTCTGGCGCATGATTCGTACCCCGGGTCTGCGCACGGGCGTCTGCTCGCACTCCCAGCGCTACGCTAACAAGATTAGCCGGTGGGCCCGCAAGCTCGCGGTGAAAGCCGGCGCGGCCTTCGGCGAGGTCAACCGCGCGGACGAGTGGGAGATGCAAAACGGCTCCACGTTCATTGCCCGCGGCCGGGGTGCATCCATCGCGGGCGAACCCCTCGACCTGCTTGTCGTGGACGACGTGTTCGGGTCGCGCCAGGATGCGGATTCCCCCGTGGTGCAGGAGGAAGCCTACGAGTGGTACATGGACGACGTCACGCCGCGCTTGCAGAAGGACGCGGCGATTGTGCTCGTCAACACGCGCTGGGGGCCGGGCGACCTCTACGGGCGCATTGCCCAGAGCGAGGAGGCCGAGGAATGGGACATCCTGCGCCTGCCGGCCATCGCCGAGGAGAACGACCCCATTGGCCGGGCGCCCGGCACGGCGCTCTGCGAGGACCGCTTCCCCCTGGAGAAGTTGCGCCAGAAGCAGCGCGTGGAGGGCGTGGGCTTCGAGAGTCTCTACCAGGGCAACCCCATTCCCCGCGGCGGCACGTTCTTCGAGCGGGCATGGTTTAGCCAACCGGTGGACGTACTGCCCGCCGGGGCGCGGCTCGTGCGCTACTGGGATCTCGCGGCCTCGCGGAAGGATAGCGCCTGTTACACGTCGGGCGTCCTCATGGCCCGCGTGGGTCAGGGTGAGGAGGCGCGGTATTACGTGGTCGATGTCGTGCGGGGCCGGTGGATGCCCGCGGAGCGTAACGACGTCATGCTTCAAACCGCTATGGGCGACCGCTCCCGGCCGGGCTTTGAGCGGACGTGGTTCGAGGAGCCGGTGTTCGACCGCGACCGTGCGGCCATGCGGGCCATCATGGCGAAGCTCGCCGGGCACGCGGTCATGCCCGACCCGGTCTCGGGTGCCGGCGGCAAGGAGCTGCGGGCCGAGCCCCTGGCGGGGGCATCGAAGGCGGGCATCGTGCGTCTCGTGGCGGGTCCGTGGAACGCGGCGTATCTGACCGAACTGGAGGGCTTCCCGCGGGGTCAGTGGAAGGACCAGGTGGACAGCAGTTCGGGGGCGTTCAACAAACTCGCGCGGCCCGCGGCGCTTGTGGTAGACTTGACCGCATAGGGGGATGAGCGATGACTGACGTGATGCCGGATGACGCGGAACGACGGGCGAAAGCGGTTCGCTGTGCATTGGCAGAGCAATCCTTGTTTATGGTGGCGCGCGTCGATATGTCGCCGGATGATGCGATTGCGGCATTTGATGCTTCTGTTGCCGCCGCCATCCGTGCGGCGGTCGTGGCCGAGCGGGCACGCATCATCACCATCATTGACGATTGCGAACCCGCCGACGTGTACTACACCGACGAGGACGGCGAGGAGTACCCGGAACCGGTCGGGTGGGATACGATTCGCACGACGCTCAAGCAGCGCATCGAGGGGTAGCCGTGCCCAAATCCGGCGATATCGTTCGCGCACTCTTTGTCGGCGGCCCCTGGGACGGGCGGCGCGAGGACGTGCGCCACTCGGAGCGCATCATTGTGCCGGTGCTGGACGGGCCAGCGGTATCGCACGCTCCTCTGGCGGCCTTGCTGTTCAAGCAGGTCGTTTACCGACCCATGCTCTTCGGGGGTCGGGCGCAGCAGTTTTGCATCTACGCCGAGGAGTCGCTCTCCGCGGACGACGTGATGGGGATGCTCGTCGTGCACAATTATCAAAGTGATTGGGAGTATGTCGCCTTGCTCGCAGGCGTTCTGGCCGAACCCGCGGAGGACGCGCCGCGGTTGGTGCTGGCGGACTTCCTTCAGGAGCAGGGCGAGGAGGCGCGGGCCGAGTTTATTCGGGTGCAGTGCGAACTGGCGAACCCGCAAGAAATACTCATTCCGTTCGATGAGACGGGAATGTACCTCGACCTCTCACGGACAACGGGCACAACTCAGGAGCGGGCTTGTTGGCTTCGCGCCCGTGAGCGGGAGTTGATTGACCAGTGCGGTTACGGTTGGTGCGACGGACTGCTCGGTGCGGATTGGAAAACTCAGGGGCACGCAAAGGGGCCGAACCCGCGTGCCGTGGTGACGTTTCGTCATCGAGACAACTTGGAATGCACGTCGAGCTTTACCTTCGACTTTGTCCGTGGCTTCGTGGCCGAACTCACCTGCACGGCCGCGGACTTTCTCGCGCACGGCGACGCCATCACGGCCACGCACCCCATTGAGCGGGTGGCGATTACGCGCTTGACCTTCGGCACGTATGACGACCTTCGCATCCCAGGCGGGCGGTGGGATGTTCGGGACCGCGCGGACACGGAGGCGTATCTGAAGGGGATGTGGCCCGGCATCACCTTCACCGTGCGGCCCGCCGAATAGGGCAGGTTCCTGCTCCGCTGCCCATCCTCACGGCATGACGCCGTTCGCGTACTCCTACTCGCTGCCGCCGTCGCACGACCTCCTGGCACCCGATGCCCGCGCGACGCCGAACCCGGCCCAGCGCGCACAAGCGGCCGTCTACGAGCGCTATCTCCAGAGCGACCCGCCGGGCTGGTGGGCCGCCAACCGCGTCGAGCAAACGAATCACTACGCGGGCGTCGTGGCGATTGCCGCGAAAGCCTACATGGACGCCATCGGCGCGGCCAAGTTCACCGTTCTTGAGCGCAAGACACCGGGGCTTCTGAGTAAGAGCACGTCAGGTTCCGGCAACTACTCGCGCGACGACGAGTACGAGCCGGTGGAACCCGGCCACCCCCTGGCGCAGATTGTGGAGCACCCCGGCGGTGAGGACGGGGTGTGGTCGATTCAGCAGGAGTGCGCGTATCTGACGCTCCAGCACATCCTCACCGGTGACGCGCCGGCCTGGACTCCCGTCAACTCCGGGGGCAAGCCGGTGCGGTTCTACGCGCTGACGAGCGCCTTGGTAGACCCGGTGCGAGCGATGGGGATCGACCCGGCCTACCCCAAGGGGGCTTACTTGGTCAGGCCCTACTCGACGGGCGCGTTCTACATGGGCGGGGCGCTTGCCACGGGTGCCATCCTGCCCGGTGAGGAGGTCGCGCGGTTCCGGGAATACCACCCGTGGGCGCGCAATCTGGGCATGTCGCGGCTCCAGAGCGGGGCCAAGGAAATCGACGTCCTCGAGGCGATTACCGCGAGCCGGTGGGCGTACTTCGACGGGGGCTTGCAACTGGACTTCGTGGCGATGATTCCGGGCGCGACGCAGGAGACCATCGACTCGTTCAAGGAGCAGATTAACCAGAAGGCCGCGGGCATGCACAAGTCCCGGCGGTTCATTGCTGTCGGTGGACCGGCGATTCCCGACACGCAGTGGAAGCTCCAGCAGTTCGGCCAGACCGCGCGCGACCTCGACTTTAACGAGGGCTACGAGCAGAGTGCCGGAATCGCGCTGGCGTTCTTCCGCGTGCCGCGCGGGGTCGCGGGCTTCACGAGTCAGTCGAGCTATTCGCAGCACTATGCCGAGCTCCAGCAGTTCTGGGATTTGGGCATCAACCCCTACTGCCGGGCGCTTTCGGTGTTCCTGACAAGCGCGCTCGCGCGGCCGTGGAACCAGGTGCCGGGTCAGTACCGAATCGAGGTGGAGGCGCGCAAGCCCGCGGACGTGGAGATGGAGGCCAAGGAGCTGGAGTTCGCCTACCAAAACGACATCATCACCAAAAACGAGTACCGCAAGGCGACCGGACGCAAGCCCGAAGCGGATGGCGATGTGACGTTCTCGGCATCGAAGGCCAAGACGGCCGCGCAGTTCGCACCGCCGCCCGCTCCCGGCACGCCTCCGGGCCAGATGCCCACGGCCGGCGCGGTCCCCAAACCCGCCAATCTCGACGCTGCCGCCGGGAGCCTGCCGCCGCGAGCGGAGAAGGCGCTCGAAGAGGAGAAGCGGCCCGCGGAACTCGAAGACGCCGCGTGTGCGTGCGGACGGCAGTGAGTAAGATTTACTGCGCCTAAAAATCCTGAACTGGGAGGGGTCGATGGGCTACCGTATCGTGCGCATGTCGCGGGAACTATTCGAGCAGATGTTCGTGGAGGGATACACACTGCCCACACGGGAGAATGAGAGACTCCGGGTGACGAAGGGATTACCGGAAGGCGTGAAACTCGTTGATTTCATGGCTGACCTTTTCGACGGCGAAGTGTTACTCAGATTCTCACATCCATCATGGGAGGACGCGCCGCGGGGTGAGCGCATCCCTGAGGTACAGATCGAGTTTGCGATGGAGAGGACGACCGAATTCCACCAGTGGCAGTTCGATCAGTTGACCGACGCGGAGAAAGCGGAACCGCGGGCGCGCCTCGATGCGGAGCAACCCGTGATCGTGAACCTATCTGAGTGAAGCAGGTTCCCACGCCCCCGAGCATATTCGGGGCATGTCTGCATCCCGATTCCTCGCGCAGTACGCTCTGACTCCCGCCTCCGTGCGGAAGGCCGTCGGTGCCGACACGGCCAAACTCACCTTCGACTCCATCCTGACATACCCCGTGCACGACATGGCGGGCGATTACGTCGAGCCCGCGGGCTGTGACTTCACCCCGCACATGGCCGACGCGGTCATCGACCTGGAGCACCGCCGGCATCCCCTGGTCAAGGGCGCGCCGGTCGCGTGGGCGCGGGCGTCCTTCGAGAAGCCCGACGCCCCGTACTCCGTGCGGATGGTGGAGTTCGACTTCGGCGAACCGGGCCGCGTGGCCGTTCCCGTGGGCACGGAGTTCTACAAGGCGTCCGACCGGCTCTCCATGCAGATCTTCGCCATGCGCGAGCAGGACGCGCTGCCGGCCTCCAGCCTCGAATTCGAGATGGTGCCGGGGCACTTCCAGGAGATCGGTTACAGCGACCTCGAAAAGCGTGCGGCCTACCGGTTCTCGAAGTGCCTCGTCCACCGCTGGACCGTCTGCGAGCGCGGGGTCAACCCCGGCGCGCTGACCCTCACCAAATCCCGCACGCAGGTTCCCGAGGCGCTTGCCAAGATTTTGACAGACAAGCGCATTCACATGGGCGACCGGTCCGAGCCCCTTCACGAGGACATCCTCAAGGCGCTCGCGCCGGAGATCGAAGCCCTGGAGGCGATCGACACGACGCGCCGGGCGTACTTCGATGGCCGGGACACTCTCAAGGGATCGCTTGTCGTGCGTGTGGAGAAGGGCGTGGAGACCAGTGACCTGACCACGCAGAACGAAGAGGCGACGCAAGCCGGCACCGAGGGCACCGCGACCCCGACGGCGCAGGCGGCCTACGACCTCGCGCAAGGGGCACACGACCTCTGCGAGCAAATCAAGGCCCGGATGGCGCAGGGCGAGCACAAGAGCGGCCGGAAGAAACTGCAAGCGCTCTGCGAGAAGCTCGACACGGTCAGCGAGATGGCCCTCTCCGTGGGTAAGTCGGTGGACGCGGACCTGGCCGACGGGGAGGAACCCGCGGCCGAGGCGAGCGACATGGAGGCCGGTGAGGACGGGATGCTCAAGGGTATTCCCACCGTCTACCGCAAGGCCGTCAAGCGGTTCAAGCTCGCCGACCTGCCGGCCCCGGCGCCCGAACGTGAGCAGAAAGCCGAGCCGCCCGCACCGCCGCCGGAACCGGCCGTGCCCGCGGCCCTCGAAGCCAAGCTCGCGCGGCTGGAACGAATACTGGACTTCATCTGACCCCCATGTGTCGCCCTAGCCTGCCTGCAGGCAGGCGGCACTCCGATGAGAGGCACCGATGGCTACCGTCGCCGAACTCGAAGCGAAACTCGATGCCCTGACCAAGGCGGTCGAGAAGAAGGTGCTCACCCCCGACGGGGCCAAACCCGAGACGACCAAGCTCGAAAAGGCCCTTGACCCCAACAACCCCGGCGCACCCGCCGTCACGACGGGGCCGGTCTACAAGGACTCGCAAGGGTTCTCGCTGGCCAAGGCGCTCGCGGCGCGCATGGGCTTTATCAACGAGGACCAGGCCAAGGACGACCTCTACGCGCTCGCACAGTTCTCGAAGTCCCTCCACGAGACGGGCACCGCGTATTCGGGCCTCGCGTCCGATTCGTGGACGATCAAGATTCCCCTGGACTCCCGGCTCCTGCCGCCGGCCGTCAACGAGCACAAGGGCTTCAAGGTCTTTAAAGCGATGGAGGCGGCCGGACAGGCGCGGGTGGACCCGGATGAGACGCGGTACATCCTTCGCAAGGCCGACCTGTCCTACCTGCTCGACACCCTCGGCGGTACGACCGTGGCTCCGCCCGTCATGGGTGAGTTCATCGACCTGATCCGGCCCCGCGAGGCGTTCATGGCCGCCGGCGCGCGAACGGTGCCGCTGCCGCCCAACGGCCGGATCGCCTACCCGCGGCAGACGGGCGCGTCGAGCGCCTACTGGGTCGGTGAGAACACGAGCATCACCCAGAGTAACCCGACCTTCGGCCAAGTCATCCTTCAGGCCAAGAAACTCGGCGATTACGTCCAGATGCCCAACGAGCTCCTGAAGTACGCGGGCGTCGCGGTGGACGGCATCATCAAGACCGACATGGCCAAAACGCTGGCCCTGGCCCTCGATTACGCCTGCTTCTATGGCACGGGGAGCGCGACGCAGCCCAAGGGGCTGACGCTCTACACGGGCACCAACGAAGTGATCGACTACGCGGGCGTGACGCCCGCGCCCAAGGGCATCGGCACCAACGGCAACACCCTGCGGCCCGAGGACGCCTACCGGATGGTCGGCCTCGTGGAAGACCGGAACTTCGAGTTCCAGGGGTGGATCGCCCGGCCGACCTTGGCCAACAACATCATGGGCTTCCGGGGTGATGCCGCGGCCCCGGCCGATGCCGCCGGGCAGTTCGTCCAGGGCATGATGCGGGCCATGAGTGACCGCCTGCCCGGGGACAACTGGTGCGGCTACAAGATGACCAAGTCCGCAGTGGTGAAGAACACCAACACCAAGGGCAGCGCCACGACGCTCACGGACTTCTTCGGCGGGCAGTGGGAGAACTGGCTCATCGGCATGTACGGCGCGGTGGAGCTGGCCACCTCCAACCAGGCGGGCACGCTCTTCCAGCAGGACCAGACCGCCATCCGGGCGCTATTGCACTGCGACGCCGTGCCCCGCTACGAGGGGGCCTTCATCTGGTACAAGCAAGTTCTGCAAACCAACTGAGTTTCACGCATTCAAGGTGACTTCCTTCGGAGGGTCCGACCGTGGCGAACTTCGCGGGCGATTTCTCGACCAGTGGCATGTACGGCCACACGGCGACTCTCTTCGCCACCAGTACGGGGGTGTCCACCGACGCCAACGCGGGCGGCGTCTCCGTGGACCTCTCGTCCAACGACTCCAACATCGTCTCGGCCACCCTCGTCGTGGGTAACGCCGCGGGCACAAGCCCCACACTCAATGCCAAGATGCAGGAGTCGACCGACGGCTCTTCGAACTGGACCGATGTCACGGGCGGGGCGTTCACGCAGGTCACGACTTCGAACAAGCTCGAAACGATCGCCTTCAAGCCCACCAAGCGCTACGTGCGCTGCACGGGCACCGTGGGCGGCACCAACCCGGTACTGGAGACGACGGTCCTCGTGGGGCCGTACCCCTTGCGGACGGCCCCGGCCAACGACGGCGGGTGGGACACGACCGCGGCGGCGGCCAACTGATGACGAACGCGGTTCGTGTTTCGCGTGGGGCGAAATGCGGACGGCACAACAGGAGGACGGGATGCACGAGATCCCCGGTTGGTTCGGCTTCGCGAAGTGGTACGACTTCATCGCCGAGCACGCCCCGCACGGTGCGACCCTCGTGGAGTTGGGCGTCTTCTGCGGCAAGAGTCTGGCGCACCTGGCGCGGGCGACGAGGGGGAAAGGGTGCCGCGTCTTCGGCGTGGACACCTTTCTCGGCAGTCCGGAGTTCGACAAGACGGTCCGATTTGTCGACGGGCGCGCCTTTGACCAGATGTTCGCGGGCGAACTGGCGGGCGTGTGCGTGAATCAGTTGCACGGCGCCGGTGTGCTGGACGATGTGACGCTCCTGGTGACGGATAGCGCCAAGGCCGCGCATCTGTTTGCCTACGAGTCGGTGTTCAGCGTGTTCGTGGATGCCGGGCACGACGCGGACAGTGTGGAGCGGGATGTGAAAGCGTGGTGGCCGCGCATCATGCCGGGCGGGTGGATCGCGGGCGACGACTACGACCGGGGGTTCCCCGGTGTGCGGGAGGGGCTGTTGCGGGTGTTCCCCGCGGAGGTACTGCCCCCGGACCCGCCCGAAAACGTGTCGTATGTGTGGCACGTTCAGAAGCCCGTGGAGTGAGAAACCACCGCGGGCGGTTTGCGGCGGTCCTCCTGACGCGGGCCGCTCGCCCCGACCCGGGCCGGCGGGGGTGGAACCGGCCAACATTCACCGGGCTTGCGTGCGTGGGGCGCGCGGGTCGGGTACAGGGGGACGAATGAGCGAAGAGAAAGCGCCCTGGGTTGTGGCCGGGGAGCAGGTGGCCCAAGAGGGATGGAAGCCGCACCCGGAGCGGGTCAACATCCTCGTCTGCGTGTTCACCTACGACAAGATGCTCCACGCGGACGCCCTGACCTACTGCACGCGGCTCTACGGGCAGATGGTCAACCACCCGCGGATGAACCAGTTGGAGATCGCGTACAGCTACGGCTACCCGACGGACCGGTGCCGGAATCATGTGGTCAAGAGTGCCCGGGAGAACGGCTTCCAGTTCCTCCTGGCACTGGATAACGACATGCGGTTCGATCTGGAACTGGGCCGCTCCCCCGAGGCCAAACCGTTTCTGCCGACTTCCCTGGAGTTTGCTCTGAAGCAGTCGGCGCCGGTGTTCGTGGGAGCGCCCTACTGCTCGGCACCCCCGGCGCAGGAAGTGGTGGTGATGAAGCACCGGGAGTATTGCCCCGACCAGCCCGGGGGCTTCGGGAAGAAGCTCGACAAGTACACGCGCGACGAGGCGGCCGAACGGCGGGGCATCGAACGGGTGGCGGCACTGCCGACGGGGTGCCTGCTCATGGACCTGCGGGCCTTTGATGTGATCGCCCCGCCGTGGTTCTACTACGAGTACACCGACAGCCCCTACAACACGGCACTGGCTTCGACCGAAGACGTGGTCCTGACGCGCAACGCCGATTGGTGCGGTATCAGCCAGTGGGTGAACTGGGACGCCTGGGCGGGGCACCACAAGACGTATGAAACCGGTCGGCCGCGGGTCTGCCCGGTGGACAGCGTGCCGCGGGCCGTCTGGGACGCGATCAAGGCCGGGGCCAAACCACAGGTTCACTAACGGGAGAAGTAGTTATGGCCGACAAGAGTGTACCGCAGAACACCGGTGGGCAGTTCGGCGGGATCTTCACCGGGGGAAACGTCGAAACCCTCGTTTACACGGGCGCCGGTCGTCTGTGTAAGTTCAACATCCTGACCGCCGGGACCGCGTCGTTCTCCATCTACGACGGCACCCAGAGTACGGGCGGCACGCTCGTCTTCACGAGCCTCACCAACGACGCCATCGGCACGGTCAAGGACGTGCAGGTGCCGATTACCACGGGGATCGTCGTCAAGGGCACAACGGGCGCAGCGGGCATCTACGTCTGCTACAACAAGGACGGCGCGCTCGGCCTGTCCAGCTAGGAGCCGTCATGGCCCACAAGAAGCCCGAGCGCACACCGCGACTCTCCTTCGTCCGGGCGGGCGCCCTCATCGTCAACCTCGACCACGTCGCCGCGGTGTCGTTCCCACTGGTGGTGGGCGCGCCCTTGACGCTCACGCTCACGAGCGGCACCCAGATGCAACTTTCTGGACCGGAAGCGGACGCCTTCCTCGAAGCGCTGGGGGTTCACTGCGGTGACGTGACGCCGCCCAAACAGTTCGGGTCCACGTAGGCGCCCTGCTATGGCCGTCATCGACACCTCAGGCTGGACCGCCCGCACGGGCATTACCCCCACCGGGGCCGATGCCACGAGTATCGCGCAGTACTGCACCGACGTCTCGGCCATCCTCACCCGCAAGTGTTACCCCGTCGCACTCGAACCCAAACCCCTCACCCTCTTCGCCTGCGACGCACCGCCCTCCGAGTGGCTCACCCTGCCCCTGCGGCCCTGCCGGGCGATTACCGCGCTCTACTACCACGCCGGGGCCAACGGGGACAGCAGTGTCCTCGACCTCACGGCCGACTTGCTTGTGGCCGGGACCGATTACCTCCTGCCCATTGACGACGCGCTAAACGCGTGGAACCGCGCCGGGAAGGTGTTCCGGTGCAACACCTCCGCTTGGGGAACGCGCTACCGACGCCCCGTGGGGAAACTCGGTTACGCCCTGGAAGCCGAACGCGGCTCGGTGTTCGTCTCGGGGACGTTCGGCCCCGCCTCGGGGGTCATCGACGGGGCGGCGGCAGCGGGGGCGGCGGCGGTCACCCTCATGTACCAGCGCCGCACGACCGGGGCACCGCTCCAGAGCGAGTCGTGGGGCGGGTACTCCTACAGTGCCGCAGCACCTTTCACCGCAGAGGCCGCAGTGAATTCCCCCGAGGTGCTCGGCATCCTGCGGGATTCGGGACTCCTTCCCTTGCACGTGGCGTGACATGGCTCTGTTTGATAACCCACCACACACGGTCACGATCGAGAAACCCACGTCCAGTACCGACGCCGGGGGCGGGACGGCGAGCTCCTACTCGACCCGCACCAGTGGCGTGAAGGGCTACATGGAGAGTGCCTCGGCCGCGGAGAAGGAGCTCTTTGCCCAGATGGGTATCGAGGTCTCCGGAGCGTTCTCCACACGCGATACGAGCGCCCAGCGCGGTGACCGCCTGCTCTACAACGGGGTGTACCTGCGCGTCGTCGGAATCAACGTGAACGAGGCCGCGGGCACCATTCCCACGCTCTGCCGGATCATGGTCAGTCAGCAGCTCTAGGGCATTTCTCTTGGCGCGTTTGTATCACTGTGCCACAATCTCGACTGAATTGGAGCGAATAGCCGTGTGGGCCATTGTGCCCGCAGGAGTGCGTGTCGTGCCGAAATACGTGTGCCCGGAGTGCGGGCGGGAAGTGGTCGCCAATGCCGACCTGGAGGGCCATCCGGCCGATTGTGCCCGGTGCGGCGCGCATGTCGAGAGCTGGCCGGAACCCCAGAGAGCGACCCGCGCGCCGGCCACTCTGGGAGGAAATCTTTTCCAGTTCGCGGCACTGGCCGTCTTCGTGGTGCTCGCGCTTGTGATTTTGGCCGCGATTTTCGGCCGGAGGTGATTCAGTTGCCCATGACCCACAGGGCGTAGGTGACCGATGTGGCACCGGGATTGTAAATCGAGAGCACATCCGTACTGCCTGCTGCCACGGCCCATCCGGTGACCGGGCGGTCCTTCTTGATGTTCGTGTACGTCTCCTCCCAGAAGTTCGCCGTGACCGCCTGGAACCAGAGGATGTTCGCGTGCGTCTGGTTCTGCGGCCCCACGCGGAGTTTCTTGGCACCATCGGGCGAGACGATCGCGATCCAGACCCGTTTCAAGGCCGTAAACGCCTGCACGACGCCGAGGGTCGTGAGGCCGGCGGTCAGGTCGATGTTATCGAAGGTCGTTCCCGCGAGGACGCGCTGGGCCAGATACCACTTCGTCACCTGCCCGTCGCCCGTGCCGTAGCTGTAAGTGAACTTCTGCTGTGGGAAGACGGCACCGCCGATGGAGGCGCTCTGACGCTCACCGGTCGAGGAGTTGACGACCGAACCGCCGCCCGTGACCCGGTCACTCGTGTTGATGTCAAAGGCCATTGTTAGCTCCGGGTCTCGACCGCCGAGGCGGGAACCGTGATGCCCGTTCCCGTCGCGATCGCAATCAGGATTTCAATCAGGCGGATGCCGATGTCCACAAGCGGCTTCATGGGGTTGTCTTCGGCGAAATCGGCTCCGGCCGTCGCGCGAATCATCGCTTTCTGAATGAGGTCCGCAGTTCCACCCGCCGCGAGTGGGTCGGCGCTAAAGGGGGTCACGTCGCGCCGCGGCGGGGGTGCCGCGCCCGGCCCTGGTGGGGCGCCCGGACGACCCGAGGAGAAGAGGCGCGAAAGGGCCTCACCGCCCGTCGAGAACGCGGCCCCCAGGCGCGACGCCCCGCCGGTGCGGAGCCGGGAATAGTAATCGCTCGGGCGCTCGCTCTCGTAGCTGACAGGGGCGCTCGCCGCCGCGCCCCCCACGGCCCCGAAGAGGGCACCGATGGGCCCGCCCGCCCGAAAGCCCAGTAGCGCCCCGGCCCCTGCCCCGGCCATCGCACCCGTCGTGCTGCCGCCACCCGCGAAGGCCGACCCCGCGACAAAACCCAGTGCGGCACCGGGAAGGCCCCCGAACCGGGCGCCGATGCCCGCACCGATGAGGCCGCCCATGATGCCGTTCTGCTGGGCGCCGTTCAAGCCCCGGAACCGCCGCTCGATCTCCACGGCCGCATACGTGAAGCCGTTGAGGATCGGGGACATCACGGCCGCGAACTGCCGGCCCAACTGCTCGACGGCGTAATCGAGCCGGGCGCTTTCCACGGTGCCCGCGAATCCCCGACTGGCAAGCGAGCGGGCCTGACCGAGGGCCTGACCCACGCCCGAACTCACCGCCTTTTCGAGGCGACTGGCCAGGCGCTCGAACTGGGTCTGCTGGGCGCTTTGCTGGGCCGACGGGGTCGTATTCTTGGCGATCCCTTGAACCGCGTCCCGGGTCTGGGCCGTGTTCTTGGCGATCTCCTGCAACCAACTTTGCAGGATGTCGAAATAGGTGTCGATCGAGACGGCCACGCTATTCCTTGGGTTTCATGGGCGGCTTGTTCTGTTTGGCGCGCCGGCGGTTGATCTGCTCCCGCAGCGCGGCCGGGTCGTGCTCGCGGCGGCCCCCGCCGCCGCACCAGAGGACGTAGAACTCGGCCCAGCTCATCCCGTCGAGGACATCCGCCGCGCTCCAGTGCAAGTGGCGCGCGAAGTCCTGGAGGATGACCGCCCACGGCAGCTCGGCTACGAAGCCGAGCCAGTCGCGGGCGGTTGGGCGTTTGGGTCGATAGCCCCCAGACCGAGCGCCGCATCGAGAGCATCGGAGGCGTCGTAGAGGTTGTCCTCGGTGACGAGCGCCTCGACCTCCTTGGGGTCAAAATCCTTGAGGGCGCGCGAGATGTGATACCACACGCGCCAGCGGACCCCCGCCAGAGTCGCGTATTGCTCCCAGACGGCCTCGACCGAGGGCGAGACCGGTGCCCCCGCGCCGATCTTGATGGCCTCGGAGACGGCGATGGCGAAGGCTGCCGGCGGCAGGTGAGCGTGTTTGGTGGCGACGTAATCGAGCGGGCTGACGCACTGGGCTTTGGCCAGTGCCTTCATCCGCTCGTGGGTGACGAGTTTGTCGCGCGGGGTCGGCGGCAGGATGACGAACTCGCGCCCGCCGAGCACAAGCAGGCGCGCGGACTGGGAGAGAGCCTCGACGGGTTCCATGAACGTCCTTCAGGGGTCAGGTGACGGCGCGGGTCAGAACGCCGCCCTTGCCGGTAATTTCGGTGCGGATGATGTCGCCCGCGTTGTCGCAGATGTCCTCGACCGTCTCGACGATGGTGTTGGTCAGGAGGTTGAACTTGCCCGTCGTGCCGAGCGGGAATTTCAGGGCGACTTTCGTGCCTTCGATCAGGAGGAAATCGGTGTCGGGGATGTTCGTGTCGTCCCACGGCACCGAGGCGCTCCAGGCGTGGTCGTAGACGACGTGCTCGTAGTTACTCGATGCCACCCCGCTGTGGGTGTTCTCGGTCGTGCGCGAGCGCTTGGTGATGCGCGTTACGCGGCAGTTGAGGGTGGTACTGGCGATCTGGAGCGAGGAGCCGTTGGCGGACTGGAAGGCCATGATTCACCCGTGAAGTGCCGCCTGCCTGCAGGCAGGCACGATGGCCGGAGGAAAGCGTGTGGTGAATCGTGTCCCCTCTCCGGGGAACCTGCCTACGTGGGGGACAGGCCCAGGATGACGGCGTAGCGCAGTTCGCACTTGTGGACGCGCTGGCCCTCGAAGTCGAAACCGGCGTAGGAGCGCTGTTCGCGGGTGCGCTGGATCTGGATCTTGTAGTTGTAGCCCGAGAGGACGAATGCCCCGAAGTCCAGGCCCGCCTTCGCGGCCGGGTTGGAGCCGCCCCACTTCACGGCCGCGACGATGCTATCGACCGAGATGCCCGACGCGGCCCCCAAAGGCACTGCGAACACCTCCAGACGCAGTTCGCCCCGCTCGATGCCCCCGAAGGAGCTGTCGAACTCCGGGCGCTGGCTCTCGTCGTAGAGCACGACGTAGGGCGGGCGCTGCTGGACCGCCGCGGCCGTCGTCTGGGCGGCCTTGCCCATGAAGATCGGGGGCCGGGTCGCGCCGCCGAAAGTGCCGGCGGGAATCGAGTTGTAGAGGTCGATGACGGCCGACACGAGGGAAGTCGCCATGTGCCTAGCGTCCCCTTGGCCGCGATAACCTGCCCGCAGGTTCCGCGGGGCGGCCCCACAATCGGCGCATGGCGACCTACGACCTGTTCGGGGATACGAGCGGCCTGCCGCACACCAACCGGACCTCGATGCCCTACGAGATCGAGGCCCTCTCCCCGCGCGAGCTGTGGGGCGCGGGCAACGGGGCGACCTCGCTCGTCTGCCGGCAACTCTGGGACTCGTCGGCGACGTGGATCAAGGAGATGGTCGGTGAGGTCAAGGTCGCCAAGCAGTCCAGTAGCCTACTCCTGAAGCGCTACGTGCCCGAACCGCTCCAGTACAACCTCTTTGGTGACGGGGCCGATTCGCGGGTCCAGTTCTGCTCGATGGTGGATCAGGTCGAGCAGGGCGGCAACACTTCCAACACGAATTTCGCGCAGGCCGATTCCAACTGGCCCCAGACGGACTGGGTCAAGTACCGCGCGACCTGGGAGGTGTTCCCCTACGCGATCATTGACGACTCCCTGAATATCGGCTCCCTGCCCTCGATGGTCGATATTGCCGCCGGGGCGGCGCCGTACCAGGGCGCGCAGGAGTTGTACCGCTACGTGATCCGGCAGCGCAAGACGTACAGCCGCGAGCAGCCCATCCCGGCCGCCTCGACCGCGGGCGGGTTCAAGGTGATTGACGACGCGGTCCCCGCCAACCGCAAGCCCATCGGGCAGGTGGGCTTCCGCGTCGTGGGGATGGCCGACGTGGTCTACAAGTGGGTGCGGATTCCCATCGGCTGGCCCCCGACCATCGGCTACCTGCCCACCGACCCGGCCAACCCCTGGCCGCCCGTCTTCAACCCCGCCGCGGCCGACCCGACGACCAAGAAGCGCACCCGCGACACGTTCGTCGGCACCATCAATGACGACTGGTTCGACGTGGCCGCTCCCGACGGGTACGCCTGGCCCCCGGGCACGCTCCTCTACCTGGGGTTCGACGACTCTACCCGCTACTACGACGCGGCGGGCGACTGGGTCTGTGACGTGGTGTTCACCTTCAAGGCGAAGTGCTCGGCGGATAACGCCGGGCTCATCGGGGGGTGGAACCACTACCTGACCGCGGCCGGGGCGTGGAAAGAGGTGTCGCTCGACGGCCTCTCGACGGGCACCAAACCTTACAAGACGAATAACTTTAACAACCTGTTCCAGTGGTCCTGATGCTCCCGCGCCGCACCCCACCCCCCGAACCCGCCACCCTGGCGCGCGACATCCCGCCGCCGGAACCGGGGGCCAGTGCCGTCGCGCAGCCCGGTTCGCTCTGGGTCACGATTACCGGGCAGACCGCGGGCACGAACCTCTATTCGTGGACGCAGTTGAACGAGGGCGACGCGCCGACCTTCGCGGCCAACCTCGCCGACGCCTTCGCGGCCACGGGCGGCACGACCGCCGACGCCGCACCCGCCTACGAGGTCAACGGCCGCACGGATGTGCCCATCGGGGTCAAGGTGCGCCTCTGGCCCGCGGGCGACCTGACGTACTACCTGTTTGACGCCGCGAGTATATCCCCGTGGAAAGCCCCCGTCCGCGTGGCGACGACCGCCGCCGGCACGCTGGCCAGTTCCTTCGAGAACGGCGATACGGTGGACGGGGTGACGCTGGCCACCGGGGACCGCATCCTGATTAAAGACCAGTCGAGCGCCTCCGAGAACGGCATTTACACCGTCAACGCCTCGGGCGCGCCCACGCGGGCCACCGATGCCGATTCGGCAAGTGAGCTGGAAAGCGCCACGGTGGCCGTCAATGCGGGTACGGTCAACGCCCACACGGTCTGGCTCTGCACCGCGACCGTACCCATCACGGTCAACACCACGCCGCTGCCCTGGAAGAACATCCCGACCAACTCCGGCGGCACGGACAACCACATCACGCGCTACGACGCGGCCTACGGACTTCAGAACAGCCGACCCGTCATTGCCGACTCCGGCGACACGTCGTTCTACAACACCGACACGCCCTCCTCCGGCTCGTCGTTCGCCTTGGTCGGGCACGACCGCCTGGCGGCACCGGGGCCGGGCTCCACCAACCAGTTGCCGGAACTCGTTCTGGCCCCTCTGGGCGGCACGAGCGGGGCCACCTGGTTTTCGATTCGCACCGCGACCGACGCGGCGACCGGCACGAAACTGGGGACCGTGTACGCCAAGGCCGATTTCGACGGCACGGCCGCGACGCAACTGGCCGTCAGCCTGACGGACCTCTCCGCGACGCACGACCTCTCGGCCACGACGCCCCTCTGGCGCATCACGGCCGTCGGCGGCGTCCCGACCGGCTACCTGTGGGCCGACGGCTACCTGAGCTCCGACGGTGCCATCGGCAGTTCGGTCATGAAGGTCGGTGCGTCGGCCAACCTGACGGGCGCGTTCCGGAACTACCTCTTTGCCCCGATGCTCGCGGCCGACGCCGCCAAGCGCATCGGCCTCTCGGTCATGGACGCGGGCGTGGAGAAAGACGGCATCTACGGCACGCTCGCGCCGGGCATGACGGTTTCGGGCGGGCTTATCACGAGTGCGGGCAGCGGGTCGTTTGTGACGACCGGGGCCAACACGTTCACCGATACGCAGACGATCGCGAGCCCCAATGCCCCGGCGCTCGTCGTTCAGCAGACGAGTAACAACGCCAGCCACACCCTCGAAGTGAAGAACATCGCGGGCACGGTGACGTTCTTCGTGACCGGTAACGGCGACGTGACGGCGCACCTGTTCTCCGGTGACGGTTCGGGCCTGACGAATTTGAACGCCTCGAACCTGGCGACGGGCACCGTTCCGCTCGCGCGCCTGCCCGCGGGTGTCGCCAACGCGGGGGCCGGATCTTCGCTGGCACTCTTCTCGACTTGCTACTAAGGGGCTTCGATGGCCGCCGGAACGTCACCGATTTTCGTCACGACTCCGCAGGCTCCGCAAGTTCGCATCTCGACCGCGAACACTGGCCGCGACGGGAGCGGCACGCTCGGTACGCTGACGACGGCCGGGGCCAGTGGCGCGTTTTACAAGGGGTTCCGCTGGCAGGCGGAAGGCACGACGACCGCGGGCGTCATTCGCCTCTTTATCCAGAAGGGCGGGGCGGGGAACTTCGAACTGAAGCGCGAAATGCTCGTCGGCGCCGTCACGCCGAGCACGACGGTTGAGGCCACGTCCGGCGAGTGGTATCCGCAAGCGGGGATCGTTCTGGGCGCGGGCGACGTGGTGAAGGTGGGCACGCACAACGGCGAAACCTTCTCGTGCTGGCTTGAGGCCGGTGGAGATTATTGACCATGAGTTTCGGCCCCTTCGGTCAAGGTGGGCACGTCAGCCCCGGCGACTTGCCGTGGGCGAGCCTCATTCACGCCGCCCAACCGCTGGCGCAGCGGCCCAACCCGACGGGGCTGGCGGGGCTGTTCTTCATGGACACCGACCCCGGCACGACGCCCGGTTACACGCTCTACCGCTCCGACGGTACGCAGTGGGTACTCATCGGCTCGCCCGGCCGCGGCTCGGTGAACCTCAACACACTCGGCACCGTTCTCACGGGAACGTGGACCGCGGGTATTATTGGCCTGCTTTATGGCGGTACGGGCGCGAGCCTCGGCTCGACGGGGCCGGGCGTACTCAAGCAAACGACGACGGGCGCGGTGGTCACAGTCGGACAGGCGCTCGATTACATCTACCTCCGCGACCAGCAGAGTAGCGGCACCGACGGGGGAACCTTCACGTCGGGCGCGTGGCGCACGCGGGTGCTGAATACCGAGGTGGAGGATACCGGCGGTCACTGCTCGCTGGCCTCCAACCAATTCACGCTTTCGGCGGGCACCTACCGGATTCGCGCCCGCGCGCCGGGGCTCATCGTCAATCAGCACCAGACGCGCCTCCAGAACGTGAGCGACAGCACGACGACCTTGACCGGCTCCAACGCCTACGCGGACGCGACGAACAACGGCGCGAGCGATTCGTGCGTGCGGGGCCGGTTCACGATCGCCAGCAGCAAGGCATTCGAGCTTCAGCATCAGTGCGCCACCACGAAGGCCACATCGGGCTTCGGGGCCAAATGCTCCTTCGGCACCGAAGTGTACGCCGAAGTCGAACTGTGGCGCGAGATCAGCTAACGAGTTCGCCCCGACTTTTCGCCCCGCACCGGGAGATTCTCCCGTGGATTACGAGCCCCGTGACCCACTCTTCGCCCGCGACCCTACGCGAGACCCCACCGTGGCCCTTGACACCCTGGAATCCTCCGTGATTAGCCGACTGGCCTTTCAGTGCCGCAAGGTACTCGACGAGATCCAGCCCCAGGCGGCGCAACTCAACACGCTCTACAACGCCGTCGGCGGGTGTCACGACACCATCACCCAGGCCGACCTCGACAGTAACCCGGCCTACTCCGGGCTGACGAAGCAGCAACTGGACGACGCGGCGGCCGTCATCACGAATACGATGCTCACCGCGCTCAATAACGGCCTCACCGCGCTCTCGATTCTGGCCGCCCGCACCTGAGAGCGGCGCGGGCAGGTTCCGGGTGTGCGGGTAGGGTAAGTTTCCAGAGGGAGTCGCCTATGGACGAAAAAGGCACCGGCGACGGCAACTCGCCGTGGTGGGTCACGGCCGGGTTCGGCATTGTCGCCGTGGTACTGGC